CGAGCTGACTTGGGATACCAGCTGTTTGCCCGCCGCATGTACATGGCGGTTGATGCCGCTAAACAGTTGAAAATTGCCACGGACGCGTTAGGGATGAGCCTTGAGGACGTCATCTGGGGACCGCCCGAAGTCCGTGAACGTTATCAACAACTGATCGAGCAGCAGCGGCAATTGCAGGCCGGACTGGGCGGTGAATCGTTCGAAGTCCAGATGCGCAAGATCCGTGACATCAGTTTTCAATTTACACTGTTAAAAGTTGACGCCATCTACTTCGTGCAAGGATTGACGGCAGCGTTAAGTAAAGCTTTGACCGGTGACGAGAACGGGTTGTTGAACAAGTTGAAGGAATGGAACGTCTGGCTGATCGACAACATTCCGAAACTGGCCACGGAAGTTGCCACTTACCTTGCCCCGGTGTTACGCGACGTCGCCGCCATCTGGAAGGATATAGGCATGTTGACGCAGATAGCGGCCACGGAATTCATCCGGTTCGTGGGCGCGATCTACGGTGACCAGTCGTTGAAGTCCGGCGCAGTCAATATTGAGTCCATCGGCAAGGCGCTCGACCATGTGTCCAACACCATCCGACGCCTGATGGACGGCCTAGTCGCCGTGGCACAGTACATCGACTCGCACCCGGTACTACGGACATTGTTCGGCATGGCTGCGGGCGGACTAGCCGGTGGTTTGGCCGGTGGTGCTGGTACATTACCGTTTGGCGGTGGCGGTGCCCTTCCCGGAGCGGCAATTGGCGCATTCATGGGCGGCATGTATATGTCGCACGTCGGCCCCGGCGGTGTGGGCAGCGGCAACGTTAAACAAGATATCGCCAATGCAGCGACCAATGCAGGCATTGACCCAGCTTTAGCTCTGGCTGTGGCCGAGCAAGAAAGTAATTTCAATCAGAATGTGAAGGTCGGCGCAGCTGGTGACACCGGCATATTCCAAATAATCCCATCCACGGCTCAGATGTTGGGTATTGACCCGACCAACCAAGCGCAAAATATTGAAGGCGGTACGCGCTACTTGTCACAATTGTTGAAGTCGAGTGGCGGTGACGTCCGATCTGCCTTAGAACGGTACAACACGGGACGTACAGGCACTGCCACCGGGGAGAAGTATGCCGATCAAGTTTTGGGCCGTGTCGGCCACTTCACTGTGGGCAGCGTCAACGTGTACGTGCAGTCGAACGCCGATCCGCACCAAATTGGTCAGGCTGTATCCGACCATATTAAACGTATGGCGCAGCGCATGCAGGTGCAGGCTAAGGGCGGAGTACAGTTCGCATGAGTAGTTTGCCTATTGCCATCGGCGTGTTGCAGGGGTTAAGCCGCCTGAACGTGTTCAAGTACCTTTCCCCTGCCGGAGTGCCTCCTGTCACCACCACGCCCTACCGTCCACCGAATTGGTCCAAGGGTCCGCAGCCGACGTCCATCACCGTGGTCCAGAAGGCCACGGGCAGCACCGTAGAGCACCGGTTGACGGCACCTGACGGGACGCCCATTTCCGGCAATTCAACTACCCCAACCAACACACAATTAACACCGCCCGCATCCACGACGTACTTTTTTGATGCGGTCATCTCTGCTGACCACTACACGGCATTGCGTCTAACTGAACACCCGGTGCAGTCAGGCGCAAGCATTACTGACCACGCGTACGCCGTGCCTGCTCGTGTCGTGTTGGAAATTGGTATGTCCGATGTTATGGACAGTTTCGTCCACGGCCAGTACGCCACCAGCAAATCTAAGTCAGTGTCGGCGTACCAAACGTTCGTCAACATCCAGAAGTCGCGTCTGCCGTTACAACTGACCACTCATCTACAAAATTACGCAACCATGCTGATCGAGGATATACGGGCAGCGGATACGAACGCCACGTTCACCGGGTTGAAGGCGACAATTGTGCTACGTGAAATTATACTGGCCACGGTCAGCACCACCACGGTCAGCGCCCGCCCGGATCAATCAGGTATCACCAACAAGGGTACGGTGCAACCCGCGCCCGTGGACCCGGCCACGTTCACCAGCCACGTGATTATACCGCCGACGTCGAAGCTGCCACCAACTAACCCGAATCCGCAGTGGAACAGCAACGCGCTGGCCCCCGGCGGGACGCATTTTAAGTTTTAATACGTTAATACGTCAATATGCAACAGGTCATTCCACTAGATTCTAGTCCGAACCAGACGTTGGCCACCACGTTATCCGTGGACGGTCAACCGTTGCCGTTGCAGTTCACGTTCCAGTACAACGAGATCGCGCGGTACTGGTCCATGTCGGTGGCGGACCGGGTGGGAAACTTGTTGCTGGTTGGTATACCCTTGATCACCGGCAACGATCCGGCGTGCAACTTGTTACAACAGTTTGCCTATTTGCAAATCGGTTCATGTTACGTGATCAATGCGTCCGGCACATTGGCCAAGCCGTATCCGGACAACACCGATCTGGGTACCGACTTCATTTTACTTTGGGGTGACACCGCGTGAGCGTTTCACAGGTCACACCGTCACTGCCCGTGTCGCCTATTCCCGGTTCATCTTTGTATGGCCGCAAGTACCAGCTGCAAGTGTTCCTGCCGCCCGCGCCCGGTGCCAACCCGACACAGGACGTGCTCACGGTGTCTGATTCCGACTTCGAACCGGAGGCGCTGAAGATTACGTTCGACATTTTCACGCCATGCTTCAGCAATTACTGGTACGCGGATATCGATATCTACAATTTTGATTCCGTAACCACTAGTCGTATTATAGCCGCCGGATCGAACGTTACCCAGGGGATGGTGGTAATTCTTAAGGCCGGTTACCAGAACGGCCTGTTCGACGTCATCTGGCAGGGTCCCGTATTCCAGCCAATATTCAGCCGGGACAACGTGGTAGACTTCAAGATCACGCTGCGCTGCATACTCAGCCTGGAGTCAGTATTAACTGGTAAGCCGTTGAGCGTCCAGTATGGTGCCAATTTCAACCAGACCGAAACCATACTGGCAATGCTGAATTCCATCGGCGTCGGTAGCGACTACTTGTCACCAAACCTGAGTTCTAAGAAGTATTCACGCGGCGACTCGCTGTTTGGTTCACCGGATAAAGTGTTGCGCGAGTTCGCCGAGGACAACAATATGGTGTGGTTCCTCGGGAAGCGCGGCATCAACCTGGGGGCGTTGAATGACGGGCAAGCGTCAACGTCCACCACCGCGTCGGGAATTAAATATTCACCGTCCACTGGCCTAGTGTTTTCGCCGCAACAGACACAAGCAGGTGTGGACTTTACCGTGTTACTAGATCCACGCGTCCGCGCCCAAATCCCATTGATGGTGGTGGCGCTGGACAAGGTGGTTATCCAACAATTCAAACGTTCCATAGGCGAGCAGGTATTACCGCTGGACCAGGATGGCACGTACGTGGTTGGAGCGGTCCATCATCGCGGCGATTCCCGTGGCGGCCCGTGGTACACCGAGATCACTGGATACGAGAAGACCGGGAGCGCCCTAGCCGGATTCCTTGGCGGGGCGAACGTTTACAGATGAGTGCATCCGAAAGTTTCATCTCGGTACCGGAACGCTTAGGGATTCTTGATGCCGCCATTCAAGAGTTCATTTATCAGGCGCTGTGCCACCTGCACGTGTCCATCCCGTGCATAGTTAAATCGTTCGATCCGGTGAAGCAGACGATTACCGCCCAGCCAGTTACGCTTGAAAAGATGAACGTCACTCAAAACGGCGTACCCGTGGCGACCGATGTGGCGTTACCTCTGCTGCTGGACGTGCCTATATGCCTGCCTCGTGGCGGAGCGTTCGTGTTGACTTTGCCCATTCAAATTGGTGATGAGTGCCATGTGGTATTCAGCGACATCGACTTTAATACTTGGTGGGCTAATGGTGGAGCCAACAACACCTGGGAGCGTAAACGCCGCCACGCATTCTCCAACGGGATTGCTCATTTTGGTCCATGGTCACAACCGAACGTGGTGAGCAGTTATTCCACGACCAACGCCGAGCTACGTACGCTGGACGGCACGGTCAAGATTGCGTTGAAGTCGAACGAGTTGGACGTGACCGCTCCGAAGGTGGTGATCACCGGGTCCACGGAGGTGGATATCAACTCATCATCAAACTTGAAGATTGACGGCCACGTGTATCTGAACCACACGCACTCCGACCCGCAGGGCGGGGTGACGGGACCAGTGATACCGTGAACGTTGAAATTCCCAAGATCGCAGATGACGATATTCAGCATGGCGGCGGCCCCGGCTGGTTGCAGCCTGTCCGAAAACTCGAGGACGGTTCTTACGAGCCGCTTAAGCCTATTATTCGCTGTAATTGCGGAATGCTGTGCGGAATCGGCCTGCATCATGTGCATGCGGACGGCACTGTGACTGCCTCTTTTTATCACAAGAAAGGACCAGCCGGGTCACCTGATCACAGTTCTCCGGACGGCTGTGAGTGGCATGTGTTTCTAAAATTGAAAGATTATAACGGCGGGGATTTTCCGCCGGAGCCTGCCCGATGAGCCAGATTACCTACCGCCTGCTCGGTCCGAACGCCGACCCCATATGGACCAGCTACCTGTCCGACGTGGACGCCGTGGGCCAGGCGGTGCTGACCCGCCTGCGCTTGTTCGAGGGCGAGTGGTGGTCGGATCTGTCAGATGGTACTCCATTGTGGCAGTCCATTCTCGCCGTGGGCGGGGCCAACGCCGCCGCTCAACAGCAACAGGTTAGTTTACTGTTGCAGCAGCGCATCCTCGGCACACCGTTCGTCACCGGAGTAAGCAACGTGCAGGTTAATTTCGACCCGAACGCGCGGCAGTTCTCGTTCTACGCTGTGGTGCAGACGCAGTTCGGCCCGGTCATTGTACAGACTGGTCCGCAGGTGCCGTTCTCCTAGTTCATTATGGCCTATACCCCACCATTTATCGACGCTGCCGGGCTGCACCTGCCCTCGTACAACGACGTTATTGGTCTGTACACGTCAAATATCCAGTCCATCTACGGCCCGAACGAGTATTTGGGTAACGATGCGCCACTGTTCCAAATGATCAGCATATTCGCCCTGTCCGTGGCCGACGCCTATGCCGCCGAGCAGCTGGCGTTCAACAACCACGGGCCGAACTTCGCCATCGGTCCTGCTCTAGATTCAGTGGTCAAAAACAACGGTTTAACCCGCAAGTCGGCGTCGTTTTCCACGTGCGCGGTCACGGTTACAGGTACAGCGAGTACGGTCATACCCGCCGGACTGGTGCGTGACTCCGTTCCCCAGCAAGGTGCCCTGTGGTCTCTCCCCGCCAACTTGACCATTCCCGGCGGCGGCACCATCAACACCATCGCCACGTGCCAGGTGATAGGCGCGCTGAACGTTCCGCCGGGTCAGCTGAACTTGATAGCCACGCCCACGTCCGGGTGGGCCGGGGTGACCAATGCCGCCGCCGCCGTGCCTGGCCAGCCGGTGGAGTCGGATGCGCAACTGCGCGCACGCCAGGCGATTTCTACTGAAACGCCGTCCATCACTATTTTCGCTGGAACCGTGGCGGCGGTGGCTGCGGTGCCCGGCGTTACCCGTTCCACTGGGTACGAGAATCCCACCAACGCAACCGATTCGAACGGTAACCCGGCCCACTCCGTCACCATGGTGGTCGAGGGCGGGGCTAATTTAGATATCGCCACGGCAATATTCAATAACCGGGGCATTGGTCCACTTACCAACGGCACCACCAGCGTGAACGTCACCGACCCGAGCAGTGGCATCGTGACGTCCATATCGTTCAGCCGCCCGGTGTATGTGCCCATTTACGTCACCATCAACCTGCACGCGTTGGCTGGGTACACTACGGCTACTGGGACCGCCGTGTTGGCGGCGGTCACAGCGTACCTGAATAGCTTGGCTATAGGCGAGCTGGTGACGTACTCAGCGCTGGTGGCGGTGGCGACGAACGTGAACCCGAACCTGAGCAATCCGCTGTTCGCCATCAACACGTTGTTCTTTGGCATTGCGCCCTCGCCATCAACCATCACCAATGTGACAATTGCGTTTGATCACGTGGCGCAGGGAATACTCGGCAATATGGTGCTGAACTTGGTTTAATTAACATGCCGCCGCAACTCAACCAGCCGCGCTTCAACTGCACGCAGCTTTCCTCCACCGCTACGTATGTCGGCGGCGTGAGCAGCACCATACTTCCGTGCTCGCCGGGCGACACCGTGTCGCTGACGGCCACGCTGCGCTGGATATCCGGCTCGGCCCGGCCCGTGCTCGGCATCTGGTTCTGGGACAACCCGATACAGAACAACTTCGGGTCGTTCCAAATTTCGCCGCCCAACACCGACTCCGGGTGGCATATCGGCACGTTTACGGGCGTCGTCCCCGCCGGAGCGGCCGTGATGATCGTGGCGACCGTGCCTGAGTCGTTGATCGGCGGTACTACTAGTTATTTTATCGGTTCAATGGCCGATATTAACGGCCCCAACGGTCCCAGCGGCTTCCTGCCCAATTCCGTGTCCTGGGAGATCAGCGACTACCGGATCACGCGCAACGGCAACGCGCAGTACGCGCCGATAGATACGTTCGGGCCGGGAGCGGTGCTGGGGGCGCTGAACGGCGAGACCGTCATCAACAGCGGCACCGGGTACACGGTTGGCGACATACTTACCATTGTGCAGGCGGGTGCTGCGGGCGGAACGATTAAAGTGTTGTCGGTTGGCGGTGGTGGGTCAATTGGATCGGCGCTACAAATTACCGGCGGCTATGGGTACACGACCACGGGCACTCCGCTGCCGCTGTCCGGCGGCACCGGGTCCGGGGCCACGGCCACCATTACGGCTACACTGAGCACGCCAGTACCCGCAGCGGCAGTTGTACGCACCCAGAAGTTCGTGCCGCCGCTGTATTATTTGGGACTGTACACCAGCCAATTCCAGTCCGCCCCGAACCTATATGCTTGGACTGCGGCGTTAATAGCGCCCGTGATTGACTTGGCAACCTGTGTCACCGAGGAATCGTCCAAATTCGACCTTGACCTGGCCGTCGGTGTCAACCTGGACACGCTCGGTCAGATCATTGGCGTAGGTCGCACTTTGCCCTTCCAGCCGTCCGGTGGCGTGTCGCCAATACTATCGGACGCTGACTATCGGACGCTGTTGATCG